TCAGAAAGAAAATATATAATTGTTGTAATATTCTTCAAAAATATAAGGATCTTCTGGATAGTTATCCAAAGCATACTGCTCAACATATTGCATACTAGCTTCAGAGTTAATATCTAGATCAGGGTATAAAGCCATAAATTCATCATAATTCAAGTTTTCTTGTTCTTGAATTTGGGTATTAGATATCATCCTCAGATCAATAGCTATACTTTGTAACTTTTCCATAATGATACCTGGAGGCATTGATGTGCTTTGTTTAGTAGGAGAAGGCAATGCACAATCTATCTCTTGCATTCTATTTTGTTCAGCCCACTCATCATATTCAAAGCAGTGTGGAACTCCATTAATTATGCTCTGTGAACGATATATAGCCATAAATAAATATCTAAATAATCTTGTAATAGACTAAAGGAAAGTTACTTCCTATCTCACTCAAAGCGCTAATAGGGGCAGTAGTAGGCATAGCACCATAACTAACACTACTTTGTCTCCATCCACTAGTAACTGTTGTACCAGTTATAGAAAAAGTACCTGTGTAGTAGGTGTATCCAAAAATTGAGTTTACTGTTCTAATTGTTGGAGCTGCATTAGCATTAACAGCTAACCAATACCACCCTCTTGCTAGAGATTGAGTAACCACAATATCTTTTTGTCCAGAAGATCCAGAAACATCTACTTGACCACAATCAAGAAGCAAAGTATTAGGTAAAGCATTTACATTAGAATAAATACCAAACCTAACAAACCCTGAAGCTGCTGTAGTTACAACAAAACTAAGTTGTGTAATGGTTGTATCATGCTCAATTTTGAATGGGTAGTAACTCATAGAATCAACAGCAAATAGACTATTTGAACTATTTGTTGTAGTTACTAGAGGAGATAGAGGATAATAAGCCCCAGAACGATAGCCAGGGTTATCTGGAGAATAAGTTGAGCCACCTCCACTAATAGTTTGAGGTTCATAGCGGCTATTAGTAGAGTTATAAACCAGTGTTTGACCATTAGTAGGGGTGGTAGTATGAACATTTACTCCCTGAATCTTATTAGCATTCCACTGAGCAGTAGTGTTACCAACTTGAGCAGCAGTAACAACATGAGGGTTATTTATATCAGAGGAGTGTGCTGTTAAGTTAGCTGAAGAAGCAGCCCCTAAACTTGTCAAAGCAGCAGAAGCAGTAGCGGCTCCTGTACCCCCTTTATTAATAGGTAAAGTTCCCCCTAAATTAGCTAGGTTGAGGCTAGCTTCCGTTACATCAATATTTATTCTAGAATTAGCGGTATCATCTGTAATAGCTACTTTAGTAGAAGCAGGATTTATATTTTTAAACTCAAGATTTACTCCAGTCTTTTGTTTAAATACCCCAACCCCTGAAGTGCCAACATTAGAAGCAGTATTAGCTTCACCGCCACTAGTAGATATGTTTTGGTTAACCCATTTATTAGTAGAGGTACTAAAACTTAGAACTTGACCATTAGAAGGAGAAGTAATAGTTACATCATTTAATTCAGATATACTATCTTTAGCAGCTATTAAATTATCTACTTCAGTCTTAGTGTAAGTAGTAGTAATGTTAGCCTTGCTACCAAGTAAAGTGTCTACCTGAGTTGTATTATAGACACTAGCTGAGTTAGCTTTACTATTAAGAGCAGAATCTACTTCAGTTTTAGTGTAGGTTGTACTTTGATTTGCTTTAGTTGCCATCAAAGTATCTGTTTGTGTTTTTGTGTAAACACTAGCTGCATCAGCTTTATTAGATGCTATAGTATCTACTTGATTTATTGTGTAGACATTATTTGAATTAGCTTTAGTTGATAGAGAAGTGTCTACCTCAGTTTTGGTGTAGGTAGTGGATTGATTTGCTTTAGTATTTAGTAGAGAATCAACCTCTTCTTTTAGGTAAACTATTGGTGTGGATGAAGTAGTATTGGTGCGAACTTTCCCATAAACTGTGTTTGTAGCTATGGGTGTACTACCACCTCCTCCATCTCCTGTGCCAATTTCAGATAATATATAACTTATCAAAGATTGGTATTGAGGATTATTAGAATCAACCCCACCTTGTCTTAATACATCTAAAGTTAAATCAGAAGTACCTATAGGAACTATTACTTCAAAACTATCATTATCTGGGGTAATAATTTTATATTTAGAAGCTCTATCTCCCTCTTCATTACACCATAAAGTAAAGTCAACCTCTCCATTACTATCAGTATAAAAAACCTTGCTATCTCCAGGATATTCAGCCCCATCAACATTGTTACCAGATAGGTGAATTACTTTAATTGGTGACCTAGAAATAGGTTCATTATTTATACCAAGAAATTTACATTTTATTAATCTATTAGTTGGCATATTTGATATTAAAAATATAATAAAAATCCCCTTTACTAATTTAGTAAAGGGGTGTTGATGTAAATTAATTTGGATGGAGAAACTTTATTCTATGTACAATCTATTCCATCTTAAGTTAGTAGCCCCTACAGTAGAAGCTCTTACTTGGAAACCACCACCTAAATATTCATAGGCAGGAGGTAGGTTAGATGTTGTTGAGCCTTCATAAATCACATTATCAGTTAAGTTATCTAATCTATAACTGATAGCGCTTCCACCTCTTGGGCAGTAGATATAGAAGTCATATAATTTTTGAGCAGTAAAAGTAGCACCAGTAATAGCAGCTACATTCTGGGTAGTGCCATCTTTAGTAGTAAACTGCCAAGTAGTGTCACCTCTAAATGTAGAGTATTGGAAGGCTGCAAAAGTACCATCTGGGGTATCTGTTGAGGTTACATAACCATCCCACCACCCTTTATTATCTGGAGATGGGTTCTTGCTATACATTCCTATAAAAAATCTAGTATTTGTATAGCTAGAATCAGGAAAATATAACCTTGCAAAATATAAGAATCCACCAAAACCTGTGGGATTTGAACCTCTGCAATGAATTCTTGAGTTTGTACTAATACTACAACAAATATATGTTGTGTTTGGTGTAATTAGTGTGTTAGTTACACTGGCACTAGCTAAGTTAGCTGTATAGGGTATTAGGTCATCAGAGGGTATTATATGAGATAATGTCCCTACCCTGGTGGCATATTGACCATAAGTACCAAATGCACTTGAACCATCCATTGGGGTATAAGATACCACTGGATTTCTAGCTAAACCTGTTTGAGCCATATATTCTCTACCATCAGGAGTTTGACTTAGAGGGAATACCCTACCACCCAAGCTACCTGCATATTGGAGAACATTACCAGCACTAGGGGCATTAGGTTTGCTAGAACTTACTGCAATATTTTGAGAAGTAATTGTTTTTGTACCAGTGATAGTTTGAGCTGTGTTTGTGGTTACTAGTGTAGTAGGGTTAAGACTATCAAGCTTGGTTTTGTCAGCAGCACTCATTGACCCTGGTAGGGAAGTTGTAGCAGGTGTACCAGCCATTAACTCATTAGGGGTCATTTTTCTATTCCCTGTAGTACCTTCGCTAACATCAACTATAGGAAATACATCTACATCTCTTGCTAACTGTGAACTAGTAAGGGATGTCTCTTGTGTAATTTTTTGGTTAGCCATATTATCTTAAATATTAGTTATCATCATCTTGTCTTAACAGCAGGGAGCTATCTTCTCTTAGAATTAAGTCTCCATTCTCCCTCAATAAAGTTATATATATTGGTGCGTTACCTCTAATAATTAGTGAGCCATCCTCTCTTAATAAATAGGAGCTATCTTCACGTAAAGAGTATGAATCAGTAGTACCTGTGGAGGCTGTATCTGAAGGTATATAAAGATTAGATAATGCAGTAGATATTTTTTGAACTGTTGAAGGTGAAAAAGTCCTACTAAACCCTATAGTAGTGTGTATTTTACCAAAGTAATTACTGCCCCCTATAGTAAAACCACTAAGAGCTAAAGTATTAGTCCAATATTTATTCCATTCCCAGAAGTCATTACCATTATATTTCACAGGATTGCTTCTTAAGTTAGTAGGTTTAGTCCCATTTGTGGGAGTTATTAAGTAACCACCCCAAATATTTCTATCTCCTAAAGTAGAGTTATAAATCACCTGAAGATTACACAAACCTTCATTACTTGATCTGTTACCATGCCAATCCCAATATAATCCTCCAACCCTTTTTTCTTTAGAAACTGTGTAAAAAGCTTGGGTAGCCTTCTCTGTTTGGTTATTTGCGTTAAAAGCACCAAATTCACCAACAAACAATGATAAATCTAAAGCATGAACTCTATCTACATAATCTCTAAATTTATTGTTATATCCCTCTTGAGTAAAACCATTAGCATCATTACCCCATTGTTCATACATATGAAATCCAAATAGGATGTTTTTATAATCAACAATAGGAGTGTTGGAATTATCAGGATCTCTAAAAGATAGTAATTGCCTACCTCTACTCAAAATAGCTGATCTACTTGTAATTACTGGGTCCGCATTCCAGTTGCTACCCTCTTGTCCCCAGGCTATACCATTACAAACAATAATATTATTGCAGCCTGCATCTCTAATAGCTTTTATAAATTTCTGATACATATAAACCCAAGCATCCAGTTGAGAGGATGAAGGAGTTATAGTACCAACAGGCTCATTTACTGGTTCTAGCCAAACATAAGGATTATTCTTATAAAGGTTGGCAAATTCTACACCTTTATCTATTACCTGTTGTAAAGTTGGAAATGAATTATTAGTAAGTATTCCTCCAGCAGCCTGGTTGTTAATCCAGTGAGCATATTCTAAGATACAGACCATTCCCGCACCTGTTATAGCCTGTACAGCCTCATCTACAGCAGCCATTTTATCAGCTCTAAAATCTCCACCTCTTGAGGTTGGGTTAAAGATATCTCCATGTAACCTTACAGTATTAACACCCCAAGCTTGAAGATAAGGAATAGCATCTTGAGGATAAGGTCCAATTACCCTAGCTACACCATTAATATAAGCTGTTCCTTGTCTTTGTGCAGTGTAAGTGTAGTTATAACCTGCTATATTAAACCCTCTAGGTATGAACTCTTTGCCATTAGGGTCTATTATTGTTTTACCTATAATATTAAAAGTCATAAATAATCCTCAACTACTAGCAACAAGGTTCCCATTAAGATAAATATTTTTGCTACTACTTGTATAAGTAGTTGCCCAAACTCTTTTTATGTTTAAAGAGAAGTTTGTTGATGGATTATCATAGTTTAATGTGTTCTCAAATTGAGTCGCCGAGAGTGTATTAGCGTCAGAATAACCTATAGTTATATCTTTATTAAGTATACCTGTAGAAGTTTTGAGGAACCAATTAGAAGTAGTAATTGATGATGCGCTTTCTCTAATTAATAAAGCAGTTTCATTATTAAGTGACCATGAGACAATGAGGTTCATTAAATCAGCACTAAATAAAATACCTTCAGAGTCAAAATCACCATTAGATACTATTTTAGGTTGTAATGATTCAGTAAATTGAAATGCATGTCTAGCTTTCTTGCCTTGGTCATACCACCCTACTAAAAATCCATCTTGTGTGCCTGTGAATTCTAATAAAGAGTCAGTGTCCAATAAATTATCTTTAAAGTTAATATCAACCTCACTAGTGCCTGAGCGTACTCTAATACAAGGACCCTTATAAGTTGAAATAAGTCTAGCTAGTGAGTAAACAAACTCTACACCAGAATAACTGTCTAGCAGTAGAGTTTTACCATTCACACTAGGATATTGGTTTAACCCTAATCCTAATTCCATAATTAATTACCTCAACTTGTTGATTACCTTTTGTAGGCTATTACTTTCCCAGAACCTAATGTAAAAGCTGTGATAGACCCATACAAAATAAATCCTGTGGGTAACTCTACATTTATGGCTGGTTCAGTAGTGCTAGCACATGTTAAGGCTGAAAAAGTAGCTGGTTCAATTACTTGAATAGCAGCCCATGAACCTGTTTGAGGGTTAGTATTAGTTGCTAATATATGCCCTTTCTGACCTAAAGAAACTTCACTTAAAGTTTTAATTGAACTTACAGTGGTTTCTGTTGAAGCACCATTAGGAAGAGGTAAAGTTGTATTCTTTAAGTTAATATCTTGCTCTGGTACATAGGGGTCATTAGCTGTACCTGTACCGCTAGCTTTAATATTAACAATATTTCCAAATACATCTTTTACTTGGATATTTGCCATGTCACCATTTAATAATATAATTACACACGATTGAGGGTTGAATATTATTGTGAGAACCCCCACCACCTTGGCTATTAATAGAAATTCCTGAATTACTAGAGTTGATACTGCAACCTGTCCCAGAAACTGAAATATTAATACCTGTAAGACTTCCAGTTGTTTGAATATTGTTATATAGGTCTAACCCATTACCAGGGCTATTGTTAGTGAATACTGTGCCAATATCATCACCTTTGCCACCCATTGGAAAAGTACTAGAGTGAGAGTGACCTGGATCATTAACTCCATGAGAGTGTCCCGGATCTCTAAAAGGATGAGAGTGTCCTGGGTCATTAACCCCATGAGTGTGTGCTGGCATCTGGTTAATATTTAAAGTCACATTCTCTTCACCAAATGTCTGCCCTAAAACTCTGTTAGTTAACCCTGAACCTTGACCTGCACCAACACTAACTCTTCCTCTCTTATCAGGCACTTTAAACTTGGAGCCTGACTGACCATAGGTATAACCAATAGCAGCAAATAAAGTAGGATAAATTGTAGGGTCATAAAAAGAACCATCACACCATAACCAACCTGAAGGGAGTGTACTCCCCCAATACTCCATTCCTGTACCTGAAGGTATTAATTGTTGAACAGGTATGGTTGCAGGAGTAATTCTGTCTATGATTACTTCTCTAAGGTCTGTAATATTAGTTGGAACCCCCGCAGAAGTAATTACAAGGGCTAAAGGTAATGATTCATTTGGTAGGCTACTACCTGAAGAAACAACACCATTACTATTTACATAAATAAAAGATGTTGCATTATTACTAACTTGAACTGTCCCAGCAGATATTGATACAACGCTTCCATTATTTAATAGGACTAATCCTGATAAATAACTAAAGGTTAGCCCTGATTGATGGCTAACCTTTAATCTGTTATAGAAATTGTAAAATCTAGATTTTATTTGGTCAGGATTATCATCCAAATAGTCATCTTTTACTTTAGGTCCCCTACCTATATAATCTTGTCCATCAGGGATAGGGTAAGCTATTGCATTGACATCCTTTGCAAAAAGAACATCACCATCATTAAATACGACACGCATATGGATATTTATTTAGTAATTACCAAGTTGAGAGTGGTGCTCTACGCCATGTATTAGGAGCAACACACACATAAATATAGTCAAAGGTGAATCTCACTTCACCTTGGTTTCCTGAAGCAGTTGCACTTGTTGGAGCACTCTCTATAGTTACACCAATACTATTGCAGGAGACCTTGCCATCAACATATATATTATTAACAAAGGATGCATTACCTGTAGCCCTATTTATAGTTAAGGAGGTTCCTAAATAGCTACCATCATCCCCAAATCTATAAATAGCAAAGTCTGAACCTGCATTACTTCCTGTCTCAGGGTCAACTGTTTTACCTATTTCCCATCTCTTTAAAGTAGAGTCATTTCCAAATCTAATAACTGTGGCTTTACCAGCAGGAGCTTGTAAGTTTAGACCTATGTTATAATTACCACTTTGTTGAACATTGAGAGTGTTATTAGAAATAAAACTACCATTAAATGTAGCTGTACCCGTAAATGTTGGTTGGAATGTGGGAGCAAAATTATTAAGGATATTTCTTACATGTGCTGTAGTAGCTATCTTGGTAGTATTATCCCAAGGATCTGAAGGTGTTGGTGCTGTAGGTGTACCAGTAAATGTAGGGCTGCTTAAAGGGGCATAAGAACTTACTAAAGACCTAACCCATTGAGTATTAGGTACTCTGAAAGAGTTATCATTTGAAGCTACTGTCGGAATATTTATAGACCTATCATACCTATAAATACTTAAGCAGTATCCTAAGTAATTACCTGCATCATCAAAAGCATCAATAGTTAAGTTTGAACCAGCATTAAATCCAGTTTCAGCGTTATTCTCCTTACCAATCTCCCACCTAGTTAAACCTGTGTTATTACTAAATCTAATAGTCCCTTTTGTGCTGTTTGGGGACTGTACATTCAAACTAGGGTTATTATTACTATTCTGATTAGTTCTTATAGTTCCATTAAATGTTGAAGTACCATTAAATGTGGGGGTGTTACTATTAGCTTTTTGAAGAATACTATTATTTAACTCTTCAGCTTTATTATATACAGCATCCTGAGTTGGAGCTAAACCAGAACCTAACCACGAAATACTATAAGGAGTGGTATTACCTAAAGATAAAGAGCCATCCGGTTGAACAGGTATCTCCATCCAATAAGCATTATTAGTAGGCAAAATACCTGTAATAGGATTGAAGCTTCTTGAGATATAAACTCTATTTAAGTAATTAACTAAGTCTCTATATCTGTAAGTTACATTGGAACTCCAATCACCTTTAGGAAAGGGACCCCCAATGTTAGAAGATAAATCAGGGTCGTTAGCAATTATCTGAGCAACCCTTAAGGCTCCAGTATCTAAAACCTCATTTACCATCCCAGTAGGTACTAAAGAAGCAAATTGAACTTCAGCTTCATTAGGTACTAAAGCATAGAAATCTAAAATAGCTGGCTCAACTAATCCACCATCCCCATCTGTCTTAAAGAATTCAAACCTGTAAGTTATTTTCTTAGTTTCAGATTCAGGCAGGGTAATATCAATAACGCCATTAGTAATGGTGAATAATTTAGGCTCTGTTGTGTATATAGAATCTGGGGTAGGGCTTATATCTATAAGATTTCCAGTAAGAGTTACCCTTAATTTACCCGTAAGTAAACTACCCCCAGAATCATAGAGTGTTCCTAAAATCTGGGTCATATTGTATTCTTATTAATAATTCTTTATAAAATTGTGTATATGATAACTTGGTCGTTATCTAATACTACATAGTCTTTAATAGCAGAGTCATTAAATTCAATATTGGATTTACACCAGCAAGGACCAAATAATTTATTTAATTTCTCAACTAACTTTACTTGAGGGGTGTCTCTGTAACTATTCTTTAAATAAATAGTATACTCATAAGCGGAGTTCCCTAATTGGTTTAACCCTACTTTTGATTGCCCTAATATAAAATCATTCCTACTACCTATAGCATGGGGGATCTCAAAGCAGCTTAATACAGTACTAAGCCCCTCCCTACTCCCTTTGTTGACCCATATCTTGGTATAGGATTTAGTTAATAGGTTCCTCTTATAAGTATCCTTCCAGCTTTTATCCCAATAGTTACCTGTAAAACCACATAAAGGGGCTAAAAAGTCTAACCAATTAGAATCACAATTTAAAGGATCTAATTGTCTAGGTAAATCATCAACCTTAGTTTTGGTTTGTACTAATAATTCATCAAAGAAGTTTGTTAAGTAGTCTGCTACCAGGTTATCTTTATAAATTTCTGGAAGTCTTGAGAATATAGGTCTATCTGTATTCCATGCCTCTTGTGTCTGCATTATTCACCCCCAAAATCAGGGCTTTCACCCTCACCACGTAATCCTTGATAAATAGACCCATCTTCAGCTACTAATCTTGCATAAAGACTGTAAGGGTGTGGGAGACTATAGTCATTTAATATAGGAATGTTTGAAGGTTCACCATTTAAGGAGATAAGTTGAATATTATTTATAACACCAGTTAATCTTAATTGGTATTCAACTTCATGCAATAATAAGTCCTGACCCACAGTATAAGTAGATGGGTTTAAGTAACTTTGATATGCTTCCCATAAGTCATCTATTGCTTCTTCTGGATCTATATTTGGTGCTAATTTAGCTATTATTTCAATACTGACATTGACTAATTCCATAGGGCTAATGTAAAGCTTAGTCCCTAGTTGAATTCTTGAAGATAAACTATTTTTTATCTCTGCTATTTGAGCTTGAGAAACAGGCTCCTGATTAGCATTTAATAAGAATAAATGTACAGCACCTAACTCTTCTTGAGTTTTATTCTGTGAAAGTAAACCAATAGCCTTAGCTACTGAACCCTCACCCATTAATTGTTCGGCAGCCTGTTCATAGTCATCTGCTGATACTAAGTTTCTTAATCTTAAATTTGTCAAAGCTCTAGAGACAGTAGAATCAATTGATTCTTCATCTGTACCTCCAGAGGCAGGCTCAGTATTAACAACGCTTTGTAGAAAAGTTAAAGGTTGTGTAGCCCCATTAATTGAGTAAGGGGCTAAGTTGTAAGCACTCCCTACATTCTCAGCAGTAGCAGTAACAGAGCCAGAAACTAAACCTGGAGGAATTTGTAGAGTTGCATCAATAAAGAAGGAATAATTACCAGAGGAGTCTACTACCTCAAACCCTTCAGGAATAGTAAAAGGTATTTGCTGGGGGGCTGTTAGTGTAAATGTAAGAGTTGTTTTAGCTTTGGTTCCTAAGCTTCTTTCTACTCCTGTTACTTTTAGAAAGTCTATTACTAGAGCCAAAGGAAGTTGGTTTACATAGTAAAGAAACTCTGAGGCAGCAAATGCTTGTCCTTGAATTAAAGCAGCTACAGGAGAGTTCTCAGTAAAATCATTTAATTGTCCCCCTGAAGCATTGTAGACCCTTAGCTGGCTCTGTTCTACTATTGTGGCTTCATCTCTGTTATCTAAGATCACACTGGACAGAGGGACAGAATTTATAATATCAGTCATAAATTTAAAGCGTTACAGTTATAGTTGCTTGTTCCTCATCTTTATATGACCAGTAAACAGATATAAGTGCCTCTCCTTGGTCATTGATTGAACCTGTAACCTGAAACTCTGCATCTGGAACATAACTTTTTAACCCTGCCTCAATATCAGAAGTAATAACTGACATATCTGAGATAGTGTCAAATAAATAATCTTTCATTCCATAAGAAGGAACCATTACTCTCTCAAAGGGTTGAGTTTGTAAATAAGAAAGTATATGACCTTGTATTAAATCCGCGTCTGAGGCTAGCAAAAGATTACCCTTACTTGGGTCAAGGGCTAAAGGAAAAGCTATTCCATTTATTTTCATAAATCTATCTATTAATATAAGAATGTCCAATTAAGGGTTGTGACACTTGAGAGGTTGCTTTCTAGTAGCAAAAGAAAAAGGATATACCTAAAAATTAAGTTAACTAATAATAAATTTACTTAGTTTAAAGGTTAACTAATAATAAGTTAACTAAATAAGTTTACTGTCACAACCAAAATATATATATAAATACTAGAAAGTTGGTTGGGACACCTTCACCAGGTTAGCCTACCTCAAGCTTCCTAAGTTCCCTTACTCTACCCCATACTTAATAGTGAAAAAGTATGAGACATTGACCAGGGTTAAGCCCAGCCTTTGTCAATGATGCGATCGCCATCATTATCAAGGGCATTTTCAGTGGCAACTTGTTTACCATTTATAGAGAATCCTCCAACATTAACAAAACTCAGAGAAGCTCCTCCAAGGTCAAACACCCAGTTACCTGAAACAGATGATTCACCATTAACTCCTAATTGAATATAATTACTAGGACCTGCTTGAAGTCTTAGATAATGTTGGGCAAATAAAGTTAACTTTTGGTCACAAGTCATTGAGATATCTTTATCAGTATCTACTGTAAAATCTTCAGAAGCTTGTACTTCTATATCCTTTTCAGATGTTATTTCAATATCTCCACCATTTACTGTTATTTTGCCATCTACAGTCCTTGAATCATCCCCTTTGATTGCTACATCATTATCTCCAGGAACCACCTTGTAGAGGTCTTTAATAGCGTCTTTCTTATCTAATGGGGGGTTTATTTGGTTCATTAAAGAAATGTACCAACCATTAGTCTCAAGCCCATCAGCAAATAATATTAGACAAGTTGAGCCTATGGTTGGTAAAGGAGGATCAATATTAGGATAAGGAAGTAATCTTCTCATCCAATCTGATTCAACTTGTGGGGAAGAAGGTAAAGCTACTTTAATCCTACGTTGATTAAGAGGGTCTTCATTGGCTACACATACTGCTAGAGTGGGATAAGGCATCCTCCCAACTTGATCTATTGCTAACTGATTGGCTTTCTGACTTTGTAAAAGGATTTCATAAATCTGTTCCATTAAACTCTTTCACCTTTCTTGGGTAGCTTGACTCTTGAAGCTGGATTAATTTGTGTACCATTTACCCTTATTTCCCAGTGCAGATGCGGACCAAGGGAAAAACCAGAATTGCCCATTTTTGCTATTAATTGACCTTGGTTAACTTGCTGTCCATTAGTAACAAGTATTTGGTTTAAGTGTCCATATAAAGTTTGCTCATTATTAGAGTGATCTAGGATAACTGCTGTACCATACCCTCCTTTATTGCCTGTAAAGCTAACAGTACCTGCTGCAGAGGCATAAATAGGTGTTCCTATAGCATTAGCTATATCAATTCCTTTATGCATTTTGGTTACTCCATTAAGAGTTCTCATACCATAAGGAGAAGTGAAAACCCCTTTTGTGGGGATGATATACCCATTAGGATTAGAAGAATTAACAGAGCTATTTGAGGTTGTGTTTGTATTAGTTGAAGGTACATCAGGGCTAGCACCATTCTTATTTTTTAAAGGGCTGTAACAAGTAACTTTAGTTGTAAACTTTCCAGCATCATAAGTATGATTAACTGTCTCTACAACCCACATTCTGTCCAAGAAGGTTGAAATACCTCTAGTTAAGAAAGGTGTATCAGGGTCTAGAGTTAAAGCTTCAGGGGTAGTAGGAAATTCAGCAGTAGCTATAATCCCTTTAATTCTGTCTTCATTAGCCTTTCTTTGGCTGTCTGTAGTATCCGTCCCACCTGTAGTTTTAGGGGTTGGTACTGGTAGAGGTGAACCTGTTGTAGCTACATTTGCAGGTAATCCTGCACCTACAATATTCTCTTTTCTCTTTTGAATTACTTTTCCTGAGTCTGGATCAATTTCAAACTTTCTCTCACCTGTAGAGTTATTGGCTCCTGGTGAAGAAGACCTAGCGCCCCCTTTAGTATCTTTCTGAGCTACGTGGGTCACCTCAAAAGAAGTCCCCATATTATCCCCATACTCTAAAACAAAAATCCCTTTATCAGGGATTACATTCTTACGTGGTTGTATATAGAGTGTTAGTCCTTTTGTGTATACTCTGTAACCAATCCTTCTAGCTTCAATTAGCAAAGCCTCATAGTCTGTTATACCTCTCTGAGGAAAGTAATTATACCTTGGACCCTCTTCAGGCATCTCCAATTTCATCCCATAAGATGATGTTATTTTCTGGGCTATCTTCTTAAGGGTTAAGTTAGTATAAGCAGTATTTTTAATTCTCTGAGTTAGTACCCAAGAAGCAGCATCTCCATTAAATTCAAGAGAATGAGGTTCAAATAAGGAATATCTCAACCCTGTATGGATAAATGAGTGTGCTGTTATAGTTTGACCACCGTAACCTAACTCCACTGTAATCTGTGCGCCTGCTAATGTTTTTACACTAGGTATAGGTTCTTGTTGAGCTGACCTACTGTTATTAGTAGAAGATGCCCCTACTTCTGCGCCTTTAGGAATATTTCCATCCAAGGACACAACTTTATTTAGAGCCTGCACAGCTTTTTGAGCATAAGGTAATAACACTTCTTTTAGAGAATTAAAGTTACCACTGGATGCCCCTGTTACAGTCAAATTAGTAAGTGTAGAGTTTAGGGTACTTATTTCTAGTATTGTTATACCCCTTGATGGAGCCCCTAAGGGTTTTCTATGATTAAAGGAGAATGCCCCAAAAGCCTCAGCTAAAGCTACATCCATTACATTTAAGTAAGCACCACTAGGGTCATATTTAGCACCAGGAATAACCCCAGCTTTCCCACCAGGATCATCAAAATGTAACTCTAAAGTATATGCTCCTGTTCTCTGTTTTAGAGCCTGTACAGCATCCTGATAAGCCTTTCTAGCTGCATCACCTCTTTCTGTTGGTAATGGGGGAGGATTGACTAATGTATAACCTGCTTTTAAAAGTTCAGAGGTAAACACCTGTGCAGCGATCTCTGTAGCAACTGACTCTACTGTTCTAGTTTCACTATTGTAGGTAATAGAGCTAGCAGAAGTGCCATTAGTGCCTGAAGATATATCTAACCTATGTCCAGAATAAACAATAACTGATTTAGTTGACTGAACTCTAGGAACAGCCCAATCTGAAACTGTTTTGCTTATATTGTAGGTTGGAGATTGTGAAGCTTGAGATTTTTGACTGTTAGCATTACTTTGATTAGAAGAAGTAGTAGCTGCTGCTTCTAACCATTCAATTTTGACATTAATAATTCCTGGACTGGCTCCATTAGTTAAAGCTTTCCAGGCTCCAGGCACTAAATCAATTTTTCTATTAGGGTGTTCCCTCAAGGGTCTTAATGCTTGACCATTAGAACCTACAGCAAAAGGTCCTCTATCTACAATTTTAACTATAATGGATTTATTGTTGGCAAGGTTTGTAACCCTCATTTGTGCATACTTATATTTGGTATCCACCATTGCAGCATACATACCATCCCAGATAATTCTGTCCCCATAAGAACCTACTTGCCCCCCTTGTGTTGATTCCCCATATCCATAAGTTGAAGCTTGAACATTTTCAAAAATAACCTTACCTGGGGTGTTATTTGTTTGCTCTGGTTGAGATGTAATAACGGCTTGATCATTAGGAGATGGTTGCCCCTCAGGGACTTCTACAGGGTCTAAACCCCCTACAGACTCAACATATCCAAAGTATTTATCAGTGAAAGTTTTGTCAGGGTCATATATAGTAAATCTACAATTAGATTGAACTTTACCTTCTCCTAAGGTGACTGAAGCTCTAATTAATTTATTATCTCCTATGGTAAAAGTATCTTTTCCAATAGTTATTTTTATAAAGGGGTCAATTAATCTTTGAGATTGGTTGGGGTTATTTATATTAAATTTACTAAGTTCCACCATATTAAATATAATTATTAACAGTATAATTATGATTACAGCACCCAGGAAATAAGCCTATATTCAGGTATTTCTGAGTCATATAGTGAACCTAAAGCTTTGTTAAGTTCCCCTGTAGATATAGTACTCAATCCCTTAAGTAAAGGAGATAAGTCTAAATCTTTTAATAACTTCTCATTACTAATTCCAAGGAACTTAGTTATAACCTGACCTTCCCTAGAGTTAATGATTTCATTGACCCTATTTTGGATCTCACTATTAACTTCTGAAATCTCTGTGGATAAAGTGTCCCTAAACCATTTTTCAGCCTTGTCTCTAGAAGGTATATTTATCTGCTTACCTACTTCTAAAACTGAAAAAATGTCTATTTTATTAAGGGTTGCTATACTACGCCAGTCAGAATAATCCCCTAACACCTCAGATGCTATTTTATTTAATGAATCTCCAGCTTTTATAGTTACGCTATCTGGTAGAGTACTCATTATTTAATCCTAATTAAATTATTTGTAGAGGTATTTAAATTACTATTTTTATAAATCCCTATATTACCTAATGTCCTAGCTTTTTTATCATAGAGAGTAACATTACCATTATTATCAACGGTGATGATGTAAGTTTTAGTTCTTACTATATATGAGACATTATCAGACAGTTTTTTAATATTATTATTAAGCCACTTATCTGCCTTTTTACGGGCTTCTTCTTTCTGCCTATTAGTAAGGCTTTGTGGGGTAGTTGAAGCCTGTTGTAGCCTCTCTTGAGAGGATTGAGAGCGAGCTTTTTGAGATAGTTGGTCTTCAGGTATCTCCACTAAAGTAATATCAACTCTAGCTGAAGCAACCTCACCATTTAACCAGGATGTCTCAACCCAACTTACATCCTTAACTACTGCTGGTCCAAAGCTATCTTTACCCCAAACAAACTTCACAGGAGTAGGAGAATATTGACCTTTCTTAGGGTCAGCTACCATTAAACTTTGTATTCTTTGAATTAAAAGTTTACAATTTTTACCTTGATTATAAGTTTCTAATAATAGGTTTGGTAATCTTAAAGTCAGCCCAGATGTATAGTTATATTGCTGTGACGGGGTTGAACTGAGAGCAGTAATCCCTTCATTATAATTGGCTTGTCTACTAAATCTTTTTTCTTCTGGGTTAAAGAGAAAAACATAAAATTCTTTACTTAACTCATCTATCAAAGAAGCGTAAATACCCTCTACTTTTTCAGATGAATTTAATCCAGATAATACTTTTTCATTCATAATTTATATAACTGAAGTAGAGATGCGATTTTGAGCATAGGTTTGGAAACCTTGAGTAATATACTGCACAAATGTATCAGCTATCTCTCTTGCATTGGTGGCTTGTGTATTAATAACTAAACTGCCAATAGTGACAGAAGGTCTACTAGCACCAATAGAAGAAAGTAATTGTGTTTGCTGCGGTCTGTTTAGTATTGCTTCTGTGGAGTTAGCTATTACTATTCCTGAACCTGCAGGACCTTCAGTACCCTATTAGCAGCCCTTAAAATTCATTCTAGGGGCTGTTATTAATTATTAGCAATAATTCATCATAAACCTATTAAAAGTCTTTATTTAGCTCCCTCTACAAGCCTCTACAAGCCCTTTGGATTTTATTAAGATACTGACACTAACTAAAGAAATTTCAAGGCTGTTATAACTCAATTTAGACCTCTATAAATACACCTCCAGGGAGTAATCTTTGGGGGTTTTCTATTAGATATCCTCAACTATATCCTACATTTTGTATATATGAAAAAAGTATATTTAAAGCATAGTAAACATTAAATAAAAACAAATTACTATGTCAAATTTAAATAATTCAATCCAATACCAAATCAAAGCTACAGTAGAATCTGATAAGGAATTTGCAGTTTCCTTTGAGGATGCTTGGCAATGGTTAGAATACTCTAGGAAGGATAATGCTAAGAGAGTATTAGTAGAAAACTTTGAAAAGGATGTAGATTATTTAGTTCTCCTCAATATTGAGGAATCTGTCAACCACAGTATTTTCAGCCCTCAAGAGAAAGCAGCTAAGTCTAGAAAGGAAGAAATCTACCTAACCAAAGATTGCTTCAAACAATTAGCTATGTTAGCAGGTACAACAAAAGGTAAAGAAGTTAGACTTTATTTCATCCAGTGTGAGAAAGAGTTGAAAGCAATCAAAGCTACCCAACCTCAATTACCTCAAGATTATTTAAGTGCATTGAAAGCCTTAGTATCTGCTGAGGAAGAGAAGCAACAGTTAGCATTAAAGGCTGCTGAAGCTGAAGCTAAAGTAATTGAGTTAGCTCCTAAAGCAGAAGCATTTAATGTAGTATTAGAGTCAGGTAAACTTCTTAGTTGGGCTGAGGTAGCAAAAATCATTAATGCCTCAAACTTAGGAAGAAATAACTTACTCCAAGTTCTCAGAGGTGGGAAGATATTAGATGCCAGAAATATACCCTATCAGCAATATGTTAACCAAGGATATTTTAAAGTAGTTGAGACTGAAACCTCTGCTGGATTTAAATTAGTTTCCAAAACCTGA